TCAAGTCAGCCTGAGATCTACCAAAGAATGCGTGAGGCTCTGGGTCTACCTCAAATACAGCAAACGGCACCTCATCGCATGGCATGAAGTCCAGCATCTTGTAGTTGCCGCCAATGCAAATAACCCGGTGAAGCAGCGGGTAACCGTTCCCGTAGGTGTCCATGTGCATATAGCACTCAGTCACCAGGATCGGCCGCATAGAGGGGTCATTTACATTGTCGTCAGTGTAGTCGTTGTAATATCCACGGCGAGCGAACTCTTCCTCTTCTACAAGGGTGTCCTGCTCATCTACGCCCGCGTAATCAATCACCTCATCGAAGTCATACCCCATAGCCATGAGGTCTTTAACTCGCATCTCTCTTCGATGTGCAACGCAGTAGGCGTCATCAATCGCCCGGGCGTTTCGGTCTACAAAGAACTCCTCTGGGGGCACAGACTCAACGCAGAGCTTGCCCTTCCTGCTGATCTTTGCAACCTTGATAGAGTGAATCAGGGACTGCATTTCCATCCCCATTTCATCCATCGTGATCACCATCTCTTCGGAGTGCTCCAGAACCTGGAGGTCTTCCTCTTGAGCGATCATGGCGAACTCGTCATCGCTCAGATCGCTATAAGTGAAGATCTTGGTGTCCTCATAGTCTTCCCAATACACCTTGACTATGCCGGTCTTCTTAACCAGAGCATCTTGGAAGACGTCAGACAGGATCTTAAACCCGTTTGATTCGTTGAACTTCCAGTGCATATATTGGGTGGCCTGCTCAGCCAAACCTATGTCTTCTGGCCCGGTAGGGATGAATTCCACCGGCTTATCGGTAGACATGAATACCCGCATCAGGGACGGCTTAATCGCCCTGATATTGTCTCTCACCTTGGTCGCAACGACCTTTGATCGGCCTTCTTCATAACCGAGGTCAGTCTTGCCATCAAAGTATTCCTGAGCCTTTACGCGCTCCGGGCTGATCTCTGACTCAATAAAATCTACAGCATCCTCAATCGCAGTTGCGGCGATGCTTTCGATTTCGTCTTGCGTGAGCGGCTTCAGTTCCATTTATAGGCTACCTAATAAACCAACGCCCTGCTGGGTCGCTGCAGTTCTAGCTGCTGGGGCAAACCTGTTTGCCATGCTGTCAATTACCTGAACTAGCTCATCAAAGCTGGTTCGATTGGTAAATGCTCTCTCCAGCATCTGTGGGTCTTGGCTGATGATGACGTCAACAATCTGCTGCCTCTGCGCCTCAGTGAGCTCTTTCGGCCGCGTAAGCCTGTCCACCGTTTGACGCAAAACACGCGAAAGCATTGCTGGCCCCGCACCTAGCGTTACGCCTTCAACAACCTCTTGCGCCGTTTGCTGACGCTGAGCCTGCCTTTGTTGGGCTCTCTGCAAGGGCTGAGTCTGTGATCCCGCTCTCGGCGGCATTGCTAGCGCCGTGGCTCTAGCCTCAGCGGTTGTTTCAAGCTGCCGCACTAGGTCATCAATAGATTCTTCTGGGGCGACTAGGCGCAGCAGATCGCCAACCTGAGTCCTTTCTTCAGCTAGATCTCTAAACTTGCCGCCCTTAGATCTGCGGATTTGGTTTCTCAGCCCGGCAAAAACGCCAGCCCTGAATGACGCAAGCTCAATCTCTGACAACTTACGCATCATCCTTGCTGTAGCGTCAACATCCTTATTTATGGCCGCATACCCATCGTCAAAACTTTCTGCGGATTTTTGCGCTAGAGAGTAATTGGCCCGAGCCTCTCTAAGATCCGCGAACTCTGTATCAAGCTGCTGCTTTAGCGAGTCGCGGTACTCTTTCATGACCCCAGCGCGAGTCCCACGACCCTCTCGGTACAGATTGCCAGTTTCGTCTCTTAGTATTTGATATGCTATATCCGCATCTTCTAGTGATGGCGTTCTTACTAGCTCAACCGCGCCGTCATCGCCCACCTTAAACAGCGGGACAATGTTTTTGGCTTGGTAAATCTGCCCTAGCTCGTTTCGCACGACATCATACCTTTGCAGGGCCTGCTGAAGCGCATCTGCCACAGATTTTGAGACGGTTGGATTTGCGGCATATATTTGGTTGTATTGATTTCCCTCCGCCTTTCTCAGGGCCTCCGTCATGTCCATGTGCTGATCAAGCACATTGTCGCTCATGCCAGGCGCTAACTGGCCCCTGAGCGCAGACTCGCCCTCAGCCTCCAAGCGGCCGCGTCTATCTTTTATAAACGCCAGCAAGTCATTCGCAGGCTTTCCGCCCTCTAGAATAAATGACTTCAATGCGGCGTTTACGGTGGCGTTGTCAGTAATGACCTTATCTGCAGCTAGGTCGGCAATAATCTCTTCTTTGCTTTTGCCAGCCTGATCGGCAAGACCTTGCAAGTATTGCTGTACCGCATCATTGGCCTTCACGCCCATTTTTTCTTGAATAAAATCAGAAAACGCCCTGCCGACAGATCCAATGCCCCTGAACCCTGCCGTCAAAGCGGTTGGCACAAATGCGCCCGTAACCATCCCAGACGCACCATCCAGCGCCATACCTTTGAGGTCTTCAGCTTCGCTTGATCCAACGCCGTAAGCTAGTCCCTCTCCAGCGCCAACCGCCCCAACCCTGCCGAGCGACTGCGCTCCAGCCTTAGCTGCTTGGACTCCCCTAGCCACATTCAAGCCGGGGATAAACATTGTTGCAAGAGCGCCAGCAGTCTCTGCTGTTAGCGCCTCGTATGGATTTGCCCGCTTGTACTCCGCTAAACGCTTGCGGAGCTCGTCTCGCTCCACCTCATATTCGCGGCCACCCGGAAGTATTGACCTAACAAAACCTTCAATTTCATCTGAAAAGCCAAAAGTGAAGCCTTGAGCCGCAGTTCGCAATCGCTCAGACTCTGGCGCTATCTGGCTGGTAGAAGCCTGAAATGTTGTGCCAGTCTGTTGACCGATTTCATCGTAAATCTCTTGGAGCGTTCTCGCCATTAGAAGTTTCTCTCCGCCTCTGCGGCTTCTATCATTTCTCGTTTTTGCTCTGGCGTGGCCCTGCTCCACATCAGCATATCAATGCCCTCTGGAGGAGCCATTGGAATGAATTTATATTCCTTGATGTAATCTGAGTAACCAATGCCAGACGTTAACCTGTTAGCCGACTTGACAAGCTCGTTCCGTAACTTGTCCTTAGCTCTTATCTGTTTTTCAATTTGCTTTCTAAGCTCCGCAGGCTTCAGGCTTAGGTCTAGCTCAGTAGATAGCGCCAACCTCAATTCAGTTGCGCTCAATGCGCCAAAGGTTGCAGAGTTAATTACATCAATACCTAGAGAGTTAGCCGCCTGCCGTAGCGATGATGTCGCTTCATTAAAGGCGGGCAAGAACTGCCTTATCACTCCGCTATCAGCGTTTTGATCAAGTGCGTCAAGAGCCTTGTAATATGTATTCAGTGAGCCATATAACGACTCAGCGCGATCCATCATTGCAAACCCGCGCTGTTGCGCTGTCTCAATGTCTTGCAGTCTTATTGCGCGGTTGGTTTCTAGCTCAGCTTCTTGCTGCGGGGTTAAGGCTGTCGCACCCTCAATGTTAATGCGCCTAACTTCCCCGGTATTCCTATCGGCGTATGAAACATACTGCTGCCCAGATTTTGGGTCAGTCTGAATGCCAGAGACTGTGGGGGCGAACTGGGTTGCCTTGGTATCAAATAGCAACTCCATACCGGCCTTCGCCGCCTCTGAGTTTTGCGGGTTGCTTCTTATAAACTCTGCGGCTGAGCGTAATTGTGCTGCTCTACTAGAGTCAGTGCCCTCAATCCTTCCAGCCTCAGCTTCTAGCGCCATAGCGGTTCTATTGCCTTGCGCCGACAGTAATCGAGTAGCCTGAGCCGTCTCTAGCTGACTCTGCATTGCTCTAGCGAAGCTAGGGTCTGGATTGAGGCGCATAGAGTTCAATGCAATAGCAAGCCTTGCCCGCTTCTCATCGTCACCGAGGAAGTTCTGGATGCCAGTTCCTAGCCCGCCAAGGATGCGCTCCATCCTGTCGCCAAAGCCCATAGGGGCCGGAGCGGGTGCGGGTGCGGGTGCGGGTGCTGGAGGCTGAGGCCCTCCAAACATTGGATCCATGCCAACGGGGCCCATTTGACCGAATAAACCGTTCATCTTAGCTACCTAGCTTTTTCATCATGTCGAAAATGCCCTGAATGCTTTGCCCGGCATCTTCAATCTTTTGCATTCCTCGCGCTGGGGCAGATTTGATTGCATCCATAAAACCAAATTCTTTTTTTAGCTTAGCGAGTTCTGTTGCGTTTTTTGGGTCATCAGGATCCATGCCCTGCGTTCTCATGTAGTCCCGAATCATTGTGTCCCGGTCAATTGCCATGCCTGACCCACCAATACCGGCCCCTGTTTGCATCTGAGGGATTGGTAGCTGCATTAACCCTTGCGGCCGCTGCATTGGCATACCGCCACTCTGCTGGGCGGCAACGATCATTTGCATTGGGGTCATCTGTCCGTTCATTACAATACCTTCAGGTAGTTCACTCTCAGATAGCCATCAGGGCCTTCTGTAACGGCCTCTGGCATGACTTCACGCAACTCTTGAGCCAGCACACCAATCGTCGGCTGATTGCCTGCAATGCGCTTGCCTTCCTCATTCCAATCCCAGGTGTAAAGGTTGATGCCCTTGTCTGACTTACCGATAGGCTGGATGTTTTCCTTGAGCCTAACGTCCGACGAAAGAAAAAGCGTAGCGTAATCAATCAACCCCGGGTTTCTTTGTGTTGTCTGCGTCTGCTGACCCGTCTGGGATCCTGCAAACGCCCCAAGAGCAGTTTGTAGAGCCTGCTGGGGTGACCCGGTAAATCCAGCGTACTGCTGGTTAGCCGCGTCAATGATTGCCTGCTGTGCCGCCCGCTCAAGCGCACCCTGCTGAGCTATTGCCTGATTCATTGTGCCGAATGCGCCAAACCCAAGATTGGCGAGGTTTCCTAACTGGCCTGCCGCCTGAAGTTGCTGGCCGGTTGCTGTTAAGCCTGCGCCTTGATTAGCAAGTGCCGCCTGCAATGCCGCCTGTTGATTCTGAGCTGCGGCCGTATTCTGGGCCTGAGCCCCAAACTGCGCTGCTGCATTCGCTGCTGCGGCATTCTGCAAGTTGGCTTGCGTGCCCAATGAAGCGTTCTGCAGCGCGGCCACGTTTCCTGCCTGCGCCCCAAACTGTGCAGCTGCGTTCTGAGCCGCCGCATTTTGCAGTGCCGCCACGTTTGCGGCCTGAGCACCAAACTGTGCCGCCTGGCTTCCCAGCTGAGCGTTTTGCAGTCCAGCCACGTTCTGAGCCTGTGCGCCGAACTGAGCCGCTTGATTGAGTGCGGCCTGATTCGCCAATGCCTGCTGGTTTTGTGCGGCAGCTGAGAACTGCGCTGCCTGATTCTGTGCGGCCGCATTCTGGAGTGCTGCAACATTCGCTGCCTGAGCTCCGAATTGAGCCGCCTGATTCGCCGCCGCCTGATTTGCAAGGTTTGCTTGAGTACCAAGCTGGGCGTTCTGTAGGGCTGCTTGAGTGCCAAGTTGAGCATTCTGCAATGCAGCAACATTACCCGCTTGGGCTCCAAACTGAGCGGCTTGGTTTTGTGCCGCCTGATTAGCAAGCTGCGCCTGCTGACCCAATTGAGCGGTTGTAGTTCCCGCCTGTAGAGCCGCTTGCTGGTTGGCAAGGTTGGCCTGCATCCTTGCGGTGATGTCCTGCTGTGCAGCCTGCTGGGCTTGCGTAAAGCCTGCCTGACGCAAACCTGCAGCCGTTCTAGCAGCCTGCTCTGCAAAGGCTCTATTAGTCTCTGCCTGAGCGATAGCCTCGCGTGAACCGCCAAATGCGCCCGCAGCCTGAGCCTGAGCCCCCTGCACGTTCTGCTGCATCTGACGCGCCCTCTCAATATCAGAGAGAGACTGCTGTACTACTTGAGACTCGTAAGGGTTGAAGTATGGGTCTAAACTGGTGCCTGCAAGCTGCCCAGCCGCTACGCGCTCTTCTCGGACAGGGCCAACGCCTGCAATCCTTTCTGCGCCATATCCCTGCGCTGCCGCCCTCTCAGCCCTCGCTCGCTCTGCGGCCGCTCTCTCAGCTTCATATCCCCGAGCCTCAGCTGATGCGGCATCATAACCCTGAGCTCGGCCTAATGCGGCCTCAAAACCAGTTGATCCTGCTCGCTCTGCGGCATAGCCCCGAGAACCAGTTCGCGTTGCTCGATAGCCTTGGGCTGCAGCCGACTGTGCCGCCGCGCCTGTTGGCGTATAGCCCTGAGCACTGATCTGCTGTGATTGGATGTTCGTGGGTTGGTATTGCATCGCCTGAGCGGTTCCAATGCCTGCCTGTCTAAATCCAGCGGCTACAGCTTCTGGCAGGCTTCCTGCGGATTGCATGGCATCTACGGCTGTCTGTGCGCCACCTTTGCCTCCAGGTGCTGGTGCTGAAGAGCCAGTAACAACCCCAGTGCCAGTTGATTTCTGAACAGAGCCTAATTGCTGATTGAATAAATCTGTTGGCCCGCCCGCAGGTGGAGCAGAAGAGCCGGTCACAACCCCGGTGCCCGTTGAGCCCTGAGCCGAGCCTAGTTGGCGGTTGAATAGATCTGTTGGCCCGCCTGCTCCTGCCGCCGCACGACCAGGCCCAGCCTGACCGCCCGACATATAGTCAAACTCACCGGGCAAAACACCAGTAGAGCCGCCGCCAGTCCCGACCTGACCGCCCGTCATAAAGTCAGTACCACTGGGCAATGGGCCAGCAAAAGGGATAGCGGGCCCTGCCGATCCAGGAACTGGTGCTTGAGGCACTGGCGCTGCTTGAGCTCCATTTAAACCGAAAGCCACATTCGCCGCTTCAGCATCTGAAAGCCCTGCCAATCGCGGGTCATTCGCCACCACTTGCATGGTTTGCCCGGTTTGCGGGTTGGTTAGTGTTCTTTCGTTTGGCCTTGCTACCTGAGCGCCGCCTTTAGATCCACCCGCTGGTGTTGTAGCTCCACCGCCAGCCATATTTATCTCCTAAAACGGGAATTGACCGCCGCTATAAGTACGGCGTATATATTCAAGACGCTGCTCTGGTGTCATATCGGCAAAGTTGCCAGTGCCAATATCTCCAGACCCCATAGGATCAATGAACTGGCTCATGATGGCTTGATAGGTTCCGGGCTGCCTTGTCTTTAGTTCTTCCAGCGCCTGCTCATACAGAGGTGCGCTTGAATAACCCCTAACCCCTCCGACATCAATTTCCTCCGGCATGGAGAAGTCACCAGCACCGGCCATTCCGAATGCTTGCGCCATCGCATTGACGTTAGAGCGAGCAGCCCGGTCAGCCTCATTGAATGCCGCAATATCGGGGCCAAACTTCGGTGCAAATGGAATGCGCGATACCGCCTCGCCTCTCGCTAGGTTCTTTTTTGCCGCGTCTTCCATCCACTTCGGGATCTCGACCTTAGTGCTTTGGCTACCGCCTTTCCCGCCTGACATAATTAAATCTCTTTAGTTAAACAAACCATTGTGGGCTTCCAGTCAAACGACTCTAGCGCCTTGACCCAGCCCTTCCTTCCAGATAGCGTTAATGCGGAGCATCCTTGTGCCTTGGCCCACCAGATAACGCTCTCATGCATATCAGTCAGTGTTTCTAGCTTTCCCCCAGCTAAAAAGATGTGCAGCACCTTCTTTTTTGGATACAAAAGCATCTCAGTAACGAGACAGCCATCATCCGCAGGCCATAGCTGCATTTGACCTTGAAGTATAGCATAGGCGACGTTGTCATACTCATGCGTACCGCCCGAGAACCTAAGCGCAGCCTCAATCCACGGCTTGCATCGTTCTATCTCATTCATGCATGCATCCGGGTGATATTTAGCGTTGTCGATGGTGCCGAAGGGGCAAATGCAGTCGCAGCTGATGCGTCTAGCGTCCCACTTGTACTATCTACCGCCCACATAACCTGGAGGTAATCGCCTGCACTAAAATCTATCTTGGCCGATCGAGACACAACCAATGTCGAGCCGTTTTGGTGCAGTGCATTCCTCATAGTTGCGTCGCTAAGGTCTGCTCCGTTTACTCTCGGCCAGAAGTAAAAGTTCACCGTGCTTGATGAGCTTGACGTTATCTGAGCAGAAAACATCACCAGATACTCACCGGCCTCCTCAAATACAATTTTCGTAGGGTCTGTGCCATCTAATGTAATACCAACATTTCCAGTAGGGGAATCATATTGGATGGCATAAGCCGTATTGACTGCCGCAGCGGTAACGTCTGTAGTCCTAATCAGAGTGGCGTGACCATCTTCCAAAATGATCTGCTTAAATACGCCATTCCTCGATACTACGGGGTACTGGTTCTGCGTATCCCACATCAGAATCCCGTCTTCCGTTGCAGACTCCCCGGTGCCTTTATGCTCCAGAATAGACCGTATTCGGCCTAGATACTGGACTAGCCGTCTAGCCCATGTCTGCCATGCATAGCCCTGCGGTTGAGGTATGTATTCACTCACCGACGCCCGCCCGGGATGATGTCAAGCCTATTAACGCCTACCCGCCAGTTAGCAAGCCTTTCCCCTTCCACCCTGATACGGACTTGCCTTCCGGTAAATCTCAGGGATGTAGGGTTAGACATTGAGTAAGGCCCATATGACCGCTCAGTATCGTTAGGATAAAACCGAGTCTTGAATATCGCCTGAACGTCACCCTGAGTCTTCTCGTCAGGGATCATCTCCACCACAGACGCCACCTCATCACCAGACGCGAGCATGATCGGGCCAGACTCTGCAAATGGCGTTAATGAGCCATAGTCAAAGCCAATCTCATGCTCATAGATATGATTATCGGCAGGATCTGCCCACATGGGGTGTCGGAATGCGCCGTGATCTACCGCAGCCGTCCTAGCAAGGTTGCCAGTTGACCAGGTATTCTCTGCGTAATTCCAGACAACATATCGGTCATTCTCAGTAGATCCACCGCTGGGGTAGAACCACCAGACTTCTGAATACCGAGCGTTTGTTGTGGCGTAGACCTTAGACTGCTGGGATTGGTTAATGTCGCTGAAAACGTAATCAGAGACCTCTGACGGCACCTTTGATACTGCCCCACCGGAGTAGGTGTAGAACGCCTTCCTGCCCATCCATACCGCACCCAGATCGGTAACGGCCGCAGCCTTCCTTGAGATGATGCCGCAGGACGTCCCCACGCGCTCTCTGGAGTAGACATAGGGAGGGCCAAGGTAACCCATTACATGGGCGTCGATCGTTGTCAGAATGAGCGTCTGCCCCCTCACACGAACCGCACACATGATGTCGCCAGCCGTCTGGAGCTCAATATCACCCGCCTCGTTTGTGGCAGCTGGAGTCCAGACCGTATTGTTCTCCTTGTCGCACCATTGGACTTTTCGAGGATTGCCCCCGGCACCTAATGCAAACAGGAATCGCTCTTCGGTAACGATCAGCCCAATACAGTCAGTTGGCGCGTTAGTAATCTGCGCTGCGGGGACTGCTGAGTTTAGTTGCCACTCATAGAGCTTGCCATCATCCGGGCTACAAGCAACTAGGTACTGACCAAATGTGTCCAGAGACCATGTTGTTGCCGGTAGGATCGTGAGGTTATCGAGGCGCTCGGTGCCGTAGTAATCCTCGCCATATGGGCCTGCGCTGTAGCCAGTGAACGCAGAAGCATCCTCTCGCCCAGCTGTAAACCCTGCCGGGGTGATGTCGGCTTGTGCGCCTGACTGAGTATATGCGTAGAGCTTGTCATAAGTACCCGCAGCAAAGCGCCTGGATGATGTGTTATCAGTCCATGCGAGCATCGCCCGGATCTTATTGGTGGCAGCTGTCTGAGTCTTTTGACGCCAACCGCCAACAGGCCCCATTGTGCCATCAGTCCAACGGATTAGGTTGGCATCACGCCAACGGTTCTGACTTTGTAGGTCAGTTCCGTTCCGATAGACGCCCGCCTGTATTTGAAGCGGAACAAGCGCCATGTCTTACTCTGGCTTCGTGGGCCAAGTGATTGTGCTAGGGAATCCTGCCTGCTGCGGAACATCGCGCAGAGCTTGCCTATAGGTTGTCATCTCTGCCGACATGGTGACATCAGAAAGACCAAAGTGATCGGTTTCTGTTAGCAAACCATCTCGCTTTGTTCGTGCTTCCAGCGCGTTTTTTTCATCGTGCGCTATCCTGTCATCCCCGGTAATGTCTTGCTCTATCCACGCCTGAACCCAATTTCCGTCTGCGTTTTGTTCGACTCCGTTGCGCGTTACAGCTTTGTAAGCCCCAGATGGCTCTGGGCGCGGAGTTGAAAGAACAGGATCAATACCAAGCTGTTCATGTATATCTTCATTCCAAACCCTTGGCATTGAAACATTTGGGTGCATCTTTCGGATTTGGCCTTGAGATTTGACCTCCCCCGTTGATCTAATGCGATATTCAGACATCTATTACGTCTCCTCTCCGTTAGTTGCTTCTCTCGGCCCTATATTTAATGCCCCTCTGCCCGGTGCACTTCCAGTTGTAACTGAACCTAAAACACTCATGCTGGATGTGTTACTGCAATCAACAGCAGTAAGTTTATTTTGAAACCACGAGGAAACATACGCAACTTTAGCCACAGGGTCGTAACTTACCCCCCTAGCGCCATCTAAATTTGTGGCATCCGACAAAGTGCTAATGTGCGAAAGACTGCTTGGATTGCTAATATCAAAACACATTAAGGAATCTTGACTTACAGACGTAACAAAGGCAATTCCAGCCTCCAAATCTATAGCAATATCTCTATTATCACTGTTATTAACGGGAGTCTGCACCATATCTAGCACAGACATACTGCTCGTATTGGATATATCTACTGTTGCCATTCCATTGTATTTTGCGATAAACGCAACATTGTTATCCTCATCCAATTTAATTGCTTTTGCGGCGGCTAAATTTGTAGAGTCAACTAAAGTGCTACCGCTTTGAGATGGTGAGCTTGCATTAGACACATTAAAAGCAATTACATTATTATCTTTTACCGAAAAACAAATATCCCTGCTTCTGTGATTTGCAATACCCCACGCGTTAGTATAGGCGCTATTTTCTAATACTCCGGCTAGGCTGGGACTAGAGGGTGTGCTTACATCATAAATCCGAATCCCGCCGGGGTTTCTAAAATCAGAGCCAAAAACAAGGTCACGGGATGGATCAATGTCACAGTATTTCATACTATGCTCTAGCGCCAAAGCACCTAGAATTGATGGCGAGCTTGGATTTGAAACATCTATAACCGCAACACTGTCATCCTCACAAATAACAAATGCTTTGTTATTGGTAATGTCCAGCTTGAGTTGAAATGGCTTGGTCATAGCGGCACTGCCTACGCTCCCAAGCACAGTCATATTCGTAGGGTCTGATATATCAATACACTGAACACCGCCGCCCCCATCCTCATGGGGTAAAACCATCAAGTCAGCTTTTGCGCCGGTTGCACCAGACGCAGAAATTATTGATCTTGTTAAATGATTACTCATCCCATTGCCTGCCCAGCAGTAAACCCATAATAAGTTGTACCGCCGTCATAAGTAATGAACACAAATACGTCTACGGCACCAGATGTAGTGCTAAGCGTCGGTGCGGTAGCCGCCGCCCAATCAACACTCGCAGGCCATGTAATTGTTCTAGCTGTTGTGTCTTGTATAACCTTTAACGTAAAGCCAGAAACCTTCCCGCTTGCCGCAGGATTGCTAAACGTGTAGGTTGTGTTGCCTGACAGCGTGTGAGTAAAGTTATCGCCATCTTGCAAGTTGATCGTTACCGCTGTTCCTGAAAGAGCGGTTGACTCGCTAATTGTTCCATTATCAAAAGTTACAACACCATTAGCGTCCGCAGTAACAGCCTTGCTCGCCTCACTGGTTCCTAGTGTAGTAACGTCGAGATAATTAATCTCTGCAGCTGTGGCAGTAACGCCGTCGAGGATATTTAGCTCCGCAGCAGTAGATGTTACCCCGTCGAGAATGTTGAGCTCTGCGGCTGTAGAGGTAACGCCGTCTAAAATGTTGAGCTCCGCTACCGTTGCGGTAATCCCGTCCAGCACATTGAGTTCAGCGGCCGTTGATGTAACAGCAACGCCACCAACCTGCCATGAGCCTGCGGTGAGGTTTGGCGCAATCGCCGTAGTCCCGTCTAGCAGGTCATCGAGCGTGTCGAGGTTGGTGTTTAGCTTTGTTCCCCAGGTGTCATCAGATGCGCCGACCTCGGGCTTCGTGAGTCCATATGTAGTGGTAGTTGTGTCGGCCATGCCTAATCGCCCCTATACGATGCTTCTGTCCATGTATCCGTTGGTTGAGTCACCGGGATCCACTTGTATCTAGCGTCTCTTTGAGACACCT